GGGATAATCTTCTGGACAAACAAGCAAACCAAAACTGTTTCGTTTCATGACACGATGTGGATATCTAAAACCACATACATCACATATAGCTAGTGCTTTACGATTTGTTGCCATTAAACAGTCCTAATTTTAGGTTTAAAGAAAATACTTGCACGTTCTTTATCTTCTTCCATTGCCCTTAAAAGAAGTTCTTCATAGTTTGCTTTTAACATTGCCATGCGTTCATTAGGAACATTAGGACGTTTTAATGACATGTAATATGCAAGACCTCCAGTTAGACATGGAAGAAATCTTTTAGGCATATCTGCATTTTGTAGTGCAGATTTGTTTACATCTTCTAATTGACTAATACGTTCTATCTTTAATACATCTGTACTATTATCAGGAATAGGCCAAATACTAAGAGTGGGATTATCACGATCTCTTTTAATTGTATATTGTGTAGCTCTACCTGTTTGTGTTTTATTAGGTATAATTAAATACTCTTCAAAAGAAATACGAGTTAATTGTAGATCAGTATTGTCTCTATTAACTACAACTTCAAGAGCATCAACTGTAGAGTTACTCAATGCATACGATGTTACACTAGCTGCAACAGTAACTGCTGTTACTTCTGTAGACCATAGCAACACACCTCTGTTTTGCCAATCAGTTAGCATTAAGTTTATAGAACGACGAGCAGATGCAGGTTCATGACCAAGAGTATTTTCACCCCCAATCATTTCCGTTGCTTCTTGAATAACCTCATCTATGTCAAGGTTAAAATTAAATGTACCGCTAGTAGCCATTATGTTCTATACTTCTTTCTAAGTTGTTGTTTAGCAGCTTTAGCTAATCTAGATTGTTCTGGTTTCTTAGCAAACTTAGCACGTTGTTCTAGAACTGTAAGTATTTGTATTTTTCTAGCATAAGGTTTATTTATTCTTTTTACTTTTGCTATTGTTTCTTTAGCATCTTTAACAGTAGCATACTTAATACTAACAGTATCTTTTGGATTTTCGTCTGTATATAATCTACGACCAGAACCTTTAGGTTTTTTACCAGTTCCTACTTTAGGGTCTTTACGTTTAGTCATAACAAGAAGCTACCAAAGCTTGTCCACCATATTTAGCAAATGTTTTTACCATTGTAGGTTTACCTCCTACACCTTGAGCTTTTGCTCGTTTACGTTTAACTGCTGAAGTTCTTTGACCTGCTGTCATACGTTTTGCTTTCGCAAGAGGTACGCACTTAGGATATTTTCTTTTACTTTTTTTAGCAGACTTACGACCGCAGGGTTGAAACTTACCATCTTTTTTGGGTGCACCAATGTCCACCCATTTCTCACCAACCCACTTTCTTAAACCACCAGTAGTTCCTTTTTTAGCTTTGACTTTCTTTTTATTTTTGCCCCCTTCTTTTATTTTACCAGAACATATGGCAGATGCATACATATTAGCATAAGCTGATGGATATACATCAAACTTACGCTTTGCAGCAGCTTTACCTTTGGGACAAAGTTTAGCCATTACCTAGCCCTACCACCAGACTTACGGCGAACCGTACCACCACGACGACGTTTTACAGCACCACCTTTAGATTTATACTTTGTCATCTTTCCACCTTTAGACATGTATTTAGTTTTTTTACGCATCATCGTCCTCCTGATATAAATTATTAAAAGTTATGTGTGGATCAGTATAACTATCATGTATTTCTGACGAGTGTATATACTGACTTGGTGCAAAGTCTGGAGCGCCTTCTCCTGTTACCCACAAAGCAGGATTTGTAACTCTGACTCTGTTGTTAGGTAATGCTACAATATTACCTGTCCATTTATCTGCATCAATTAATTGTAATACGTGACTTTGTTTATGTTGTGCTGGATCATCGCTTATGTAACTATCAGTATAATCTATGGTAAACATATAGCGAGCTTTAAAAAATTCTCCATTAATTTTACATAACCAAGGACTTGAGCTAACTCTATCCATTACAATTATAGCATGATTTCTTGATGAGCAATCCCAAGGTTGAGCTAGATGAGTATCCATTCTGTCTGGCATTTCTTCTAAAACTTCATCTGCTATTAAAGCTGTTATAGGCATCCTTGCCCACATTGCTCCACCATGTATATTTTCTTCTTCATCAATACCTGTAAATACAACTTGAAAACTAAGACATCGATCTGGAATTGTATTTACTGCTATGGCTAAACCGTGTAAATATTCTCCTTGATATTCTTGATGGTTATGTGTAAACTCTTTACGTACCCAACATTTAAAGTGTGGTATATTACTAATTAAATATGAAATGATGCACCTCCTTTGTTAGCACCTCCAACGTCTCCTTGCTTGACGTAATCTTGAATTAGGATTCTTAGCTGCTTTAGGAAACTTTTTCATTTGTCCTGCTGATCTAGCGCAAAAACTTTTACGTCTCTTTGCACGTTTACCTGTAGGTTTTCTTTCAGTAACAGCAGTCTTTAGTTTACTTCCAGGATTCTCTCTACGATACTTAGCCACACCTTTAGCAGTCATACCCGCTCCACTTCTAGTAGGACGTTTATGACCGCCACGTATGGTATGACCTTTCATACCTTTACCAGTGCGTCTGCGTTTACCTGTACCAGTGCGTTTACGTTTAGGAGGCATTAAACCTGACCACCTTTTTTATAACCATACATTACACCTTGAGTAACCATTTCTTTAGGAATTTTTATTTCCATATCAAAAGTTCCACCACCACGTTTATTTACTGGAGGTGCCTTTGGACCTTCAACAAAGTTTTTAGGTTTAATATTAGGTTTGTTTTTCTTTTCTCTTTCTTTAGTTTTAGCTTTTAAATTTGATTGTAAAAAACTTTCAAATGATGGGTCTTTTGGTTTGTTCTTTTTATTAGACATATAACTTCTCCTTAATCGTACAGAGATGCAACAAAAAAAGTTCCACCCATTTTTTTATTTATTATCTGTCCTCCCTTTTTAACAGAAAAAGAACGGGGACGTTTACTTTTACGTATTCTAGGTTTTTTAAACGATATTTGTCGTTGACGCCTTTCTTTTGCTGGTTCTCTTTGAGGACGTTGTAAATCTTTAGAATACATAGCCATAGAACTTTTCCTTAATCGTATATAGAGGCTACAAGATCATTACCTGATCCTACCCTACCTCCACCTTTACGGTTTACAACTTTGCCTCCAGACTTTGCATAACCCATACGATTTCTAACATTTGAAGGAAGTTTAGCCAGACCTGGATTTTTTTGTTTATCTACAGCTTTAAGACTACCGCTTCCTTTACGTGCTACAATAGGACCACCTTTTTTCAAAGCTCCTCCTGTATAACCAGGATCAAATTCTTTACGTTGAGATTGTTTAGCTGCATCTACTAAACGAGCAGTTCTGCTTTGTCCTGGAGTTAAGGGTTTATTTTCTTTTTTAATATAAGGCTCAACACGATCTTTTTTCAAAGGTTGTCGTGAGCTTTGTGTTCTTTGTGCTGCTCGTAACATTTGAGAAGTTTGTTGTTGAGCTTTTGTTTTTGTAGCAGCATTATTCGCTGCTTGTACAACATTCTTTTGTTGTCCTGACGTTAGATTTTTAATTTTATTTCCTAATGACCTAGCAAAAGCAGGGCCATGTTTAGCTGCAACGCGCATTAAAATAGGTATAGCACCAGGACCAAGAAGAGCAGCGGCAGCAGCACTAATACCTATTTGACCTTTAAGTTTTTCTTCTGGCGTCATAGAGGTATCTTTTTTTGTTTTAGCTTCTTGTCTAGCTCTACGTGCTGCACGGCTTTTTTCCCTTGTTCCTAAAATATCTTCAGGTGTTTTACGTTGAGCAGTAGGTACTTTAGATTTAGGAGTAGATTTAACAGAACGATTATCAGGACGTTGGCCTGTATCTGCTACACGTTTTGACGGTCGAGCTTTAGGTTTAGGTGCAACTTTAGCAGCACTTCGTCTTGTTTTACCTTGTTGTTTATTTAAATAATCACGCAAAGATAATCCTGACTTTTTAAGTTCCTCTTTAGTTACAGCAGCTTTTCGTTTTCCGTCTTTTCCTATAAAATAACTTTTACCCATTTTACGGGCTTGAGAAATATTTTTAGGTTCTGCCATGACTAGTCCTCCTCTTTCATGAGGTCTTTGTCAGAAGAGGCAACCACATTTGGTCCTTTCCTAGCTGCACCAAATCCCTGACCTGTAGGACGACCTACAATCTCATTTAAATCTGGATCAAGATTGGGAAGCTTACGTGCTGCTGAACCTGATACAAAGTCTTTCATTTTTTTCTCCTTTTATAAACTCTCTTCTTTTTTTTCTTTTTATTTTTAGATTTTGAAATTTGATTAGAAATATTACTTCTACCGATAGCCATTATGTTGATCCCATAATCACCGTATCAGGACTGCCAGCAGGACTTGCTGCTTGTGCCATATCATCTTGACGAGTACGACGAGCTTGGTTTCTAAGTTGATTAATAGCATTTTGGTATTGACCTTCCCATATTTGAAGATCACTCCAACTTTTCATATACATGGTAGCTTCAATCATACAACCATAGAACAAAGCGTTATAACAAAACTCACTAAAGTAATTAGTAGTTGTTACACTTGTTCCAGTTGCAGAAGCTAGACCTATAGGTTTACGTACAAACTGTACCTCAATGTCAACTGCTGATGCAGGAGTAGGTACAATATAAATCTCTGTGTTTGTCTTACGTGAATAATATCGAGGATCACCTACAGATGCACTTGCATGAGGCCAGTAATCAATAGCGTACTCATACGTTCTTTGCAATAAACTTGTTCTTGTAGATGATGCACTAGATATAACATTTACATTTCTAACAATTTTTGTATCTACAGGCAAGGATACAATTGGATTTCCAATTGAGCAAGATACTGTAGTAAAAAAATCTAGACCAAAATCGTCTAGATCATTTGAAAGCCTATTCTCTGTTTTCTCTACAAAAAAAGATATTCAT